TTCTTGAGTTCGCTGTGCTACCTCCGTAGCGGTCATCGTTTTATTTTGATCTAAAATAGCAAGAAATAAATTGTTAAAGAAATAGTTTTTGATTCTAGTTTCGACTCTATCAATTTCAAAAGCCATATTTTGTAAGTCAGGCTTTACATTATAAACAGGAGTGAAAGTTTGACCTCCTTGTGCAGGATCTAAATAATTGACACCGCCGGATATAATAGTTGCACCCGTTCTCTTCATTGAAGTGGGAGCATTCATGGGAGGGTCAACCATTTTATCAAGGGCTTTTAATTTTTTCTCTTCCATCTTTTGGAGCATCATGACATCAGCTAGTGCTAGCATGCCAGGGCTTATTCCATACGTATCAGTGCCGTTTACGTCCCAACGTGGTGCAACAAATGGTTTTGTCCTATATCCTGATTCTCTTAGCAATTTCCCATCTTCAGAACTAAGTTCAAAATATATGGATTTATACTCGTTTTCATCTCTATCATTAATTTTTGCGTTTGGTTTAATGCAATGAACAACCGTATACAAATCTTCAATATTATTGTTTTTTATTGAAGTTTTAACGGCATCCGATAAATTTTCTTCTCCAAACTTCGCTAAAAGTTGTTTTGCCGTCATCTTAAATTCTCTATAAATAGTATCAGGAATATACTTATCATTCAGCGATAAATAATATTCGCCAGTAGTAAAAGGCCTGAGTCTAATAACTGTGTCGGTATCTTCTTCAATAAGCATTGCAGCCGTGCCAAACAAACCGAGATCGCGATATATGCTGTGTACTGAGCCATAGAAGTTAGACTTAGCAAAAACTGACATCATTAACTGCCGCACAGTATGCAACCATTCACGGACACCTTCTTCTTCTAAAAGTTGCTCATCTTGAATAGATAACAGAAACCACGGTCTGCTTGGATTAGTTAAGCCACCTTGCATGCCTGATGCTAAAGTGGTGTGTGCTTTCCCTGCAACACCATTTAGTATTTTTCTTCCTTTCTTTTTCCCATCCTTTGTAGGATCTGCAACACCATTTAGATATTTTTCTTTATATGGAAGCATATATTCAGCCATCTCTTGCCAATGAGTACGCCATTGCTCCTGCTCATTTTTTAAACTTTTAAGATGTTGCAAACATTCGTTTTTAATATCATCAGCCATGACTTACTGTCCTAATAATGTTTTTTGTTGTATGTTGGCTTTTTCTTCCATACCCAGTGGATTAGTTAAAATTGTACTCTGTTGTCCTGCCCTGCCTAATGTTTTCTTTTTCTGTTTAATCCCCTGTTTTGAGGCGAAGTCAGCTCGAGTAGGAGGAGGAGGTGGGGGTGGGGGTACTTTTGGGGATGATGGTGAACTGCACATATATTTACCTTATTTCATTTAAAATTCAATATTTAACATTAAATTTTAGCGTTAAAATAATTAATATAAATCGTAGTCCGTTATTGCGGTAGAGGTGTTATTGTTGTTGAATATATAGGCATCATCATCGGGAAACTCTGCTAATAATTTTGTATCTGTGATTCTGGCCATTGCGTCCAAAATATCATCATGTACGGCAACAGGGAAGGCAGAGAATTCGGTTTTGACAAAGATATTAATTAAATCTTTTACTTTGTCCTCGTAATCTATATATAATAATTTATTGGGCAATAAAAATCTAGCCCCTTCAAAAATTGGTACTAATTTTCTTATCCTATCCTCTTTTGACATACTCCCACCCAAAGGTATAATATTGAATCTATAGTTTTTTTGCTCCATTACATATTCGATATGCTCTATATCAGAGTCTTTACCGTATTTTTCGTATCCCACAGCGATAGGCTTATATTTCCGATGAAACTCCATTATTTTTTTTGTTCGTTCAGTAAGATTAAGTCTATCTCTTATACCATCGACTAAATAATAATTATTATCAGGAGCTAGAGCTATAACCAATATAACAGTATAATCATTCTCTTTCTTTTTAGCCCCTGCTGGATCACATAATATATATATATTCCAACCATTCAAGCTTTTAATTTCGTCATAATACATCAACCATTCTTTATTAAATCCCATAGCTGAGTCTGCTGTTGGATCTTGTAACATTTGTGCTGCATAAATATAAGGTCCCATCTCACGCCTTTTAACATCTAACTTTGCTCTTGTTAAAAAAACAGGATTACCGTTATTTTTGCCATTATCAGTAGCAGCGTAGATTCTTGGCGTTGCCGCTTCTCTTTCCATAATAATTTTATAAGTATCGTTAAGGTGGTATCTAGTACCTATATATCTTCTGTTACCACCATCAGCTCCTAAATTAAGAGATAAAGCCCAGGCATCTGTAACTTTATTTATTTGGTCAGTTGTTGTGACGGATTCCCTTGTTACAACATCATCATACACGAGTAGGCTAAAATGTTTTGAAGTAGGTTGACCATCCACTAAACCATAAGCATCAACAGTACTTTCCTTAGGATTACTTTTACGCTTAACAATCAAGCCACCATCAACCGACCATTTTGGTGATTCTCTTTTGGGTTCTTTGTATAAAATTTCCGGAAAGAGATCCTTTAAAAAATCGTTACTTTCGAGTTCTCTTTTTATTTGATCTAAAAAACCTTTAGCGATAGGTCTAGTGTGTGAAAAAATCCCAATCGTAATATCGGGATTAATTAAAATATCCTGTATACTTTTTGCAAATGTGATAATTGTACTATTATGTGTAGGTATCATGGCTTTTGTTATTAAGTATGATCCATCTTTACTGCTCACCTGAATACATGAAGTTATTACATCGTTTACTTTTTTGCACGATATTATAAATCTTTTAGCCTTTTGGTTTATTCCTGTTTTGCATCTATCTAACTTTCTTTTTAATTTAAAAGTTGGTAGTTTTTTATACGCTTGAAAACTTAATTGCCAATAGCCTTTGTTTTTATTCTCATATCTTCTCTTTCTTACTTTTATGCCTAGAGACGACAAAATCTCATACATATCATTTATGATATTAACATTAGTATTGACAAAAGTTGCCGTCCCCCTGTTATTACAGTGACCGTCTGTATCCATCAAGCCCTGGATCAATTCCAACCTTTGCTTAAAACTAGATTTTTTGTAAGTCGAGGGGATATGTTTGTTATTTAAAACTTTTAATTCTCTAAGTATTGGCAAAATACCATATATATTCTTAGTGCAAGTTCCTTGCAGTTTACTAAGTTTATAGTTTTTAGCTTTTATTTCGTCTAAAACCTGCTGGTCTATGCCTGTTATACTGCCATTTGCACTATGTCCATCACCCAACCAAACGCCAAAGACGTACGGATCTAATAAAAGTTTTTTATTTGTCCCTCTTATCCCGTTATTTGTTTTTATAGCTAGTCTATTATCAAAAATAAAAGAATTTTTAGATATTTCTTCTGTGTTTAAAATTTTTTCTTCTCTATTTATCCTCTTATTTGTACCTTTTATTCTTTTTCTACTTTTTTTGTCTATGTACCACAAATGACCAGCCCCAGCTATAACACATACACCATCATCAAAAGTAATTTTATATTTATCTCCATAATAATATTTATCCGTAATTGCAGTAACATTAATTGTATTGCCACTTCGATCAAATAATTTGTCTCCTACTTTTAAATCACCGTGGTTTTTAAAACCATAAGGAGTTGGAACTTTAGTTGTAATGTCTAAATCCTTATAATGCTCTCTAGCCCAAAGGTCTAAATAACCATTAGGGTTTTCCTGGACTTCTCTACACCGCTGGAATAACCATTTTTTATCTATATCTTTTCGTTTACAAATAATCAACAAAATAAAAAATAAATCAGTTCTCGCTAAGTCCCTCATTGCTTCAACATCGTTATCGTTAAGCACTGAACGATATAATATTTTACTTTTTTCTCTGTCTAGTTTATTAATCATCTTGTAATAATCTTATTCTTTCCTTGATATCAAGTATTGTGACCTTTGCCTCGACCTCGCCCGAATGCTCAATCTTCTCTGGATTGTTAAAACCTGTCATTTTGTTGTAAATCTCAATAAGTTTAATTGTGTCTAATCCTTCAAAGTCTATACTCTCTATTTGAGTTGATATCTTTTCGAGTAATTTTTCCTTTGATAGCATCGCTTTTTCTGTAAGTTCTTTCTGCTGTTTGTCCACTTCTCTACAAATTTCAACATTTTTCAGCAGTCTGTGTGCAGCTCTATCAGCCCCATTCCGCGAATAACCTGCCTTAATATATGCAGCCGTACGACTTAGGCCTGATAGATAATAATCACAAAATAGTCGTTGTTTAGGATTCATCTCATTGCCACCTTCTATCAATTAATAATCCTTTTTTTAATTCGTCTGGTACATTCTTGGATTTTTGAAGATGGTAAAAAACGGACTCTTTGAATATGCCTAACTCATCTGCTATGGCTTGATAACTTAAATGCGGCTTTGTTATCTTTTTTAAAATTATTTGGTATGTTAATGGATTAACTTTGTAGAGCGTCGAAAGAATATCAATTATATTCCAAACTTTATTATGCTTAGCTGAATCATTTTCGTAATTACATTCAAGAAAATGTAACAGTTCCGAGAATAAAGTTGATACTGAACTCAGAACTGTTATATCTTGAGTATCATTTTTGTGGAGTTCTACATTATCTAATAGTCCTAGATCGACTATATTATTTTTTGGTTTATATATTGATTCTTCACAGTACTTTGCGATTTCGCACGTTTCACATATTATTTTTGTTTTGGAGAACTGAGAGTAACAACGCATATCAAATATACCCACATATTACATTTGGATTTACATATTTATACTAGAGTATATCATACTTTTTTATACATGTCAACACTTTTTAAAATATGAGAAATCACGTCGACAGTCCAGCCATTACCCAAAGCCTTATATCGCTGTGATTTAGAAATACCATTAGTATATCCATCTTCTAAAGTTTGCAAACGCTCACATTCTACTGGTGTTAGCTTTCGTATATAACCCTCAATCAGTATGCCATGTTTATCTTGAGCAGTTAGAGTATAAAATTTCTTACCCTCGTTAAACCTCTGACCATTTTGGCGTGAATTGAAACTATCAGGTGTTATGCAACCAAATAAATATTGCCCCATTTTTGCAGCTCCACCGCCAGCGTCACCGCACAAAGTAACTGCTTTATCATGTATATAATAAACTCTATTAGCTTGAGCATCTGTCCTAAAGTAGCCTACTTTACCTCTTTTTACTTCTTTATCTAATATTTGTAATGTTTTATCAAATGGTACTATATAGCTATTTAGCTCTTCAAATAACATAGTTCTTTGTCTTTTATCTATAGAGTTCCACCAAACGGCACCATTGTAAGATGCTGTAAGTGTATGGGATTTATTATTTTTGTTGCAGCTTGAACTCTGTATATCTATATTCTCATGTACGATATCTTCCAGTATAATGCCTTTATCTTTTGGCTGTTCTACTCCTGATATATTTGTCCAATATGCCCTCAATCTATTTTGAGCCGATACTAAAGAACTATTAATCATTATATGATTTACCCCAAATAGATCATCAAAAAAATCTAAATTCTCTTTTTTCATTCTTACATTTTCAAATAAAAATAAAAGATTCGGATTTTTAGTTTTTATATATGCAAATATATCATATAAAACTTTAGATAATTGCCCTCTTTTATCATCTAAACCTTTTTGTTTTCCTGCCACTGACCAAGGTTGGCAGGGAAATCCCGCCATCAATAAATCTATTTTTGCAAAATCAATATTATATAAATTGTCCCAAAATGCCCAGCTTGTAACATCCCCTAATCTTATGATATCCGGATAGTTATTTTCTGATACTTTAATTGCATATTTATTAATTTCGCTAGCATAGTATTTATCCACCTTTAGACCTGCTCTTTCAAGCGCCACTCTGCCACAGCTAACCCCGTCGAAAAGACTGAGAACGACTAATCCTTTTTTTGATTGCATTTATAACCCCTTTTCTGTTTATTATTTTTGCAATTTGATATTTATGCTGTTTAAAAATTTAATCGCTTCTGATGGACTTTTAAAAATAATGTTGGATAAATAGTCGAGCATATCTATTTCATTAGTAATCTTTGACCCCATGCTTATCCATTCCTCTAAAGAGCGATCAAACATCGAATTAGTCCATCTAAAACTATTTGGATTTAATTTTTGCATCGCTCCAAGTATTTTTTGCTTAGTGAGTGGATCTAACTTTTTGGTTGCAATAGATTTGTCTATTTTTTTAATTTTAATCCTTTTCATTTTGACTTTCCTTTTTTTTATAATTACATCCTTTAATTAATTAACTATATACTTTAGTTTACACCACTACATTACATATTACAATAAGCAAGTTAATAAAAAAGATAGTTTTTAAACTATCTTTTACTTTTAAGTTTAGATAATTTCTTCTATTTTTATCTCTGCCCTAGGATTATATGCTTGTTCGTCGTCATGTTGCCAAATATAAACAGTGTGAGTTTTACCGTATTGATCGGTTTGCTTCATCGGTGCAATAGTGCAATTTAAATATTTCTTACCTTTGTATTCGGTTATTAATTCTTTTGGTATTTTTGCCACCTCAATAGCAATCTGGATACTATCATAATTTCCAATTTTACCTTTGCCGATGTAAGTTTTCATA